GATGAAGAATAATGATACCATTATAGGGTATCAATTCAAAGGATTAAACAATGTCTTATATACTAGTGGATCTTAATCAGGTTCTTATCTCCAATCTAATGCAGCATATAAAGATGCTTTCTAAAGGAGAAGGACTATCCGAAGATTTGGTCCGCCATATGGCAATCAATACTATCCGTTCCAATGTGAAACAATTCAAAGCAAAATATCCTAATGTGATCCTTTGTTGCGACTCCAGACACTATTGGCGTAAGAACTATTTCCCATTCTACAAGTCACAGCGTAAGGTTGACCGTGCCAATTCAGGCTTAGATTGGGGTATGATCTTTGATACTATGAATAAGCTACGGGATGAATTTAAACAAAACTTCCCATACAAGGTCATTGATGTTGATGGTGCAGAAGCGGACGATGTTATTGCCGTTCTAACTGCTAGACTATCACCTCATGGTCAAGTCCTTATTCTATCATCTGATAAAGACTTTGGTCAGTTGCAAAAGTATTCAAATGTCACCCAGTATTCACCTATTCTAAAGCGGTTTATTAAGATTGATAACCCATCGGTCTTTGTGAAAGAGCATATCCTTCGTGGTGATCGTGGCGACGGCATTCCAAACTTTCTATCAGCCGACAACACCTTTGCGGCAGGAGAACGTCAGAAGGTGCTAAATAGTAAGAAACTAAACGAATGGATAGGTCAGAGTGCTGAGGAATTTTGCACCACGGATTCTATGCTTCGTGGCTTTAAGCGCAATCAAACTCTCGTTGATTTTGACTATATACCTGGAGACATTCAAGACAAGATAGTGGCGGCCTTCGAAGAAACGAAGGCGGCTCCAAGGGAGAGAATGTTGAACTACTTCATTGCCAAGAACTTAAAGGCAATGACAGACAGCATCAATGATTTTTGAGGAAACAATGAGTAAGAAAAACGTATATGAAATTTTGGACGAATTTAAGGCAGCAACTAACAAAGCCGAGCGTATTGATGTCCTAAGAAATAATGATGGCTTTGCATTGAGAAATGTTCTCGTGGGTGTATTCCATCCAAATGTCAAATACTCCATCACCGATATCCCACAGTTTAAAAGGGAGAAGATGCCAGCTGGCATGGCTTATGGTAATATGTCACAGGCCTTGCAAAGGATTTACCTGTTCATGCAGGACAATCCACGTGTGCCAGCAGGTCTAGCTGAGAAGCGAAAGAGTGAACTCCTTATTCAGATTTTAGAATCTCTTGAGGAACAGGAAGCCGATGTGTTTATTGGCATCTTGAAAAAAGATTTAAAAGTACCATATCTAACACCATCACTGATCAATGAAGCACTCGGAGAAATTATCCCGACACCGAAGAAACAGTAATCTTCTTAAGGATTTAGAGTATGATTGGAAAACTTACAGACCATCACCTCGTATCTGTAGGCAATGGTTCAACATACTTAATCAACAGATGTTCGGGAACAAACTCCCTCCAGTCGATGAACTACATGTTACTTTCTTGTGGGCAGAATATGGTGTTTATTCCTTTTACCGACAAAAAGATCCTCTCTATCCCAAAACAAAAATCATCATTGATGAAACGTTTAGAGATAAGAAAACATTCGTAGAGGTTCTTGCACATGAAATGATCCATCACTTTCAGTATATACACTATGAACCGGTGGGCCATGGTCCCTCATTCGAGGCATGGCGGGATAACTTTGCACTCAAAGGATTAAGGTTAAACAGGAAATATTGACATGAAAACACATTCACAGAAGATTGATCCAATTTATGCAGAATTGTATGAAGAAGATAAGAAGTATGGCGGCCGTAAACTGGAACGGCCACAATCTGAGGTTTCCAAAAAGCGACCATTAAAGAACCTCAAGAAAGCGTGGATGGAACATCTTGAGGACTTTGACGAGGTTGATGACTTTTACGAACACTGATTGTAGACAAATCTAGCCCTTGACATTCCTTAAATTCCGTGTAGGATAGGTACCATGCTGATCAATAGTGACAGCAGGTATCTATCCTTAACAGAAGGAATCTTAGAATGTCTAACTGGAATTATGTAGTCCGTACCGTCGATCAATTTGTTAATGAAGCTAAACGAGATAATTGGAATGTTGACCCTGAGTGGCAGCGTCTCGATAGCGGTGCAAAGGGAAAAGCCTCTAAGGCGCAATGTATTATTGCTGCTATGATGGTCGGACAGGATATTGGTGAAATCAAACTTTGTGATTATGAAGGTGTGAAGGCGTCTATTGATGGTGGTAATCGTAAACGAGCCATTCTAAAGTTTTATGAAAACAAGTTTGTCCTTCCAAAGGGTAGCAAGTATGAAGGTCTAAGGTATAAAGACCTTGATGAAAAGGCTAAGAAGCATTTCCTTAGCTATGTAATCCGTTTCATCGAATATGGTGAAATCTCCACTAAAGAAATCGGTGAGACTTTCCGTAACACCAACACCACAACTCCAGTTAATCGTCAGGAAATGCGTAATAGTTCCGCTCAAAACCCAGTTGCGGTTCTTGTTCGTCGAACCACACGCAAAATTGATGAGGTTGGTAATATTCCTCATTTTCTCTTTGATTGGAAGTATAACTCAAAGAATGATATGGAATATACCTATCTGACCTTTAATAACAAAGGTCTTCATCTGGATGAACAAACTGCACGTTTACTTTACCGTGTTCTAAAAGGTGAAAAGTCAATCGTTGCAAGTGATGATAATCTTGATGCCATGTATGTAGAATATGAAGAGTTTTTGGCTGATGCTGAAAACCTTAAAAAGGCCAAGAAAAAGCTCTATGATGTTTTGGACTTTATCGTCAATATTGCCGATACAGCCCGTAGGGTTAAACACAATCGTGGTCTATCTCATAAGCAATACGAAATGTTGGTTCGTTTGTATTTCTATCTTAAAGAAAATTATAAGACCTTTAAGGTTGAAAATACTGAAGAGTTTTGGAAGGCTTTCACCAAGGCTATGGACTCGGCTCTTTCTTGTGAAGATGTTACGTTTAAAGAACGTAGCGGTAAGGTTCGTGTCGTTTCAGAAGCATTTGCTCAGTATCTTAAAAGTGACTTGAACGATCAATGGAAGTATGATAAAAGCCTTGCGCTGTTTATGGAAGGCTTTAATCTCGATGATTGTGGTTTAATGTTGCTTGATCCTAAGCGTTGCTTCACCTACGAGGAAATCGAGAGTGCTCTAATCAAGCAAGATTATAAGGATTTCATCGATGGTAAAGACCTAACAATGAAAGATGCGGTCGGTGCCCATGTTATCGCCCATTCAAACGGCGGTAAGACCACTGTTGACAATCTAGTGGTTGTCTCTAAGGCTCATAACACCGCAATGGGCACCATGCCAGTTGATGTTTACAAAGCATCTCTTGGTTATTGATCTAAGTCAAGAAAGGGTGCGTCAACCTGTCGCACCCTTTCACTGCCAGTTTACATTGACAATGCCGTTCCTTTATGCTATTCTTAGTCATAATTAGAAAGGTATGTAAACATGAACTTGCTTATTCTCAAAGATGAAAATAAAATTGTAAAAATCCTTGCTGCCTCATCCGATATTAATGATATCCACGAAGCCTTCCATTATGCACAAGATACCATTGATGCCGATAATATGGATTATATAACAGCAATTGACCTCCTTAAATGCTATAAATCTAATGTAAACAACTGATCCTTGGTGCGACATCCTGTCGCATCTGTTTACAAACGATTTCTCTTGCATTCTTTCCTGGACCTGTTATCCTTACCGCATGATTAAAACAAGACGTAAAGCCCGTTCTGACCGTAAACATCTGATCTATAGCTTGGCTATAAACGGCCAGGAATATATCGGTGTGACCTTTGTTGACAAAGGCAAGGTCAATGCCTCCCTCACCCGCCGCTGGCGCAAGCATGTCAACCGTGCCCTATCTGAGGATAAGGGCTGGAAACTATGCAAAGCGATTAGGAAGCACGGTCCTGACTCGTTTACAGTCAGCGTGATAGAGGTGGTGCGAGGCAAGACCGAAGCGCACCACCGTGAGCGGGAACTGATCCGTGACCGTCGCCCTCGTCTCAATACGGACGTTCGGTAAATGACAACAAAGGGTGTGACAACCTGTCGCACCTGTTTACAAACCTTTTTTATTGACTCTTCCGTTCTTTTATGTTAGGATACGTCAACAATCGAGAAAGGAATATAAACATGAATGCTGCTGATCGCTTCACCAAACGTAAACTTGTCCTTAACTATAACACGATGGAGGCTCTCCAGAATTACTTTGAAAACGGAGGCACAATTACCGTGTGCAAACCGGGGCGCCGCTCTAAGGCTAACACCTCGTTCCCGGCAATCAAGGGTAGCATTGCGTCCGTCGGTCGTAAACAAGTTTCTCTCCGTAACTCCGGTGTAACCAAAGGTCTTAGAGGTTAATCATGTTTGAACTTATCGTCCTTATTGTATCACTGGCTATTCCAGTTTCGTTGGCTCTAGTTGCTTTCTTTTCTGAGGAAAACTAATATGTCAAGACTTTCTAGATTTAAAGCAAATCTTAAACATTATCCTGATCCTGAAATCGGTGATACTATTAAGTTTGGCACTGGCCGAGCAATCTGGACCATTATTGGTATTCGTGAGAATTTACAATTGGGTTGTAAAGGTTGGATTTTACTACATCTGGAAAATGCGGACAAAACTCGTCATACAAACTGCTATCTTAAAGACGCTAAATTTACTGTAGGAGTTAAATATGCTTAATTGGAAAGATGATGAACAATACGTCCAGTGCCTTGCGCTGTTCTTAACTCTAGTCGGTCTTATGTTCGGGGTCGGTCTAATCGCTTATTTTGGAGGTTAATATGGCTAACGTGAAAACTTTCAACCTGACAATTTGGGGCAATAACGGTACGTCTATTACATTCCGTGGTATTTCACGGGTTGCTGTTGATCGGTAT